ATTGTTGCAGTTTCTGAAATAACTCTGAAATTTTGATTAACAATTTGACCGCAACCAGAACCACCGTACTTGCCTGCTCCACCGCCACCAATCATTAAACATTCCATGTCTTTGTACCCGCCACTGACTACAAGAGAACTTGTGCCAGTAAACACATGGTACTTGTAGCCGCCAGATGTGACTTCTGTACCGCCTGTTACTGATTCGGCTTCTTTGTCTACTGCATTTCTAGGTAATGTAGCTGTAGCGTTTACAGTCAATGCGCTTGTGCTAGTGAACGTGTGGTAGTAATACCCGCCTGAGTTGACAACCGTTCCGCCAGTAGCAAGTTGGCCGTTAGCATCTGAGTAGCGGACAATGACTAGACCAGAGCCGCCATTGCCGCCAGAGCCATTAGTAGTGCTTGGACCACCTCCGCCTCCGCCAGTGTTGGCAGAACCTGAAACACCTCTGTCGCCGCCACCACCGGAACCTCCTGTCCCGCCTGAAGCACCGCCTCCACCACCGCCTCCACAATAGTATCCACCATCTCCAGTAGAGGTTGCCGTAGCCCAAGTAGAGTAAGTGTTTACCCCGTCTCCACCATCTCCGGCTAAACCTTGCACATCACCGGCTTCAGAGTCAGTACCTGCGGCTCCCATTCCGCCACCGCCACCGCCTGATCTATTAGATAAAGTAGATCTGCCTCTACCTGATCCGCCATTAAATCCTATAAAACCAACTCCGGGCAATTCCCAATGCCCATTCCCAGAAGCACCGCCTGCGCCACAGCCGCCATTACCTGCTCTGCCTTCCAAAGTCCCGTTAATATCTTCTACTTGGCCGTTGCCTGCACCGCCTCCAATAGCTATTACTGAGCCAATAGAAGAGTTACCACCAACTTCTCCGGGGCCGTAAGTATTGTCGGTATTAACTGCACCGCCGTTACCGATGGTTACCGTATTGCTACCAACAGTTAGAGTAATTGTTTGGTATATTAAAGCACCTGCACCACCACCGCCGCCTTGGTAAGCCCGATTACCGCCTGCGCCACCGCCACCAATCACAAGGGCTTCACACTCAAGCCCCTGATTGAGTTTGAGTGCAGTGTTATACGCCGCAGGTACTAAGCGTGAAAGAGCCATTAGCTGATCTCTGAGCCGAACGCATTGAACGATAAGTTAGCGGTTGAAGCGTAGACAGTGATTACATCTGCCGCATCTAACGTACAACCCACTGTGATAGCAATCGAGTCGTTCGCCAAAAGCAAAGCATCATAGGCTAGGTAATGTTGGTTAGCCTGAGTGTCGCCGTTCGGACGAATAGAAATGCGGTATGTCGCCGCAGTTGCTCCACGGTTACAAACAAAAATAGTCGAAATAACAGTCTCTGTTGAAGCAGGTACTGTGTATAAATCTGTTGCTGTTGTTGCGCTAGGAGCCGATTGCCCCAGAACTTTATAAGCTGTTGCCATGTCAGGCTCCCATTAACATAAAGGTTGATTCTAACCCGCCTCCGCCGCCAGACGCCGCTTGGAAAGATGGAGGAGAACCTGCTCCATTAGATGTTAAAACCTGACCAGCGGTTCCTATGCCATTACTTGAATGGATAGATCTTTCGGCAGGGTAAGTGACAAATACGTCTTTGCTACCTGCGCCCCAGTTTACGGCAGACCCAGCATTTGAAGACTCAAGTATTGTGTCCCGGGAAAGAGTCGTACCACTAGCTGTGTATGTGCCAACTCCGACCTCAAAGTCCGTACCGTCAGTAATAACATAATACGTCTCGTTCCCGTCGCCAATGACAGAAAACGCCTGAAACCCAGACTCTGCACCGGCTAGGGTTACCGTCCCCGTGCCGGTGGTGGTCGTAGTCTCTTTGACACGATCCTTGAGTACGAAAGCCATTTAAGCAATCCGTACAATCGCAGTTGCTGCCGCAGCCGCTGGGAAGATCACCGTAAAGTCACCGTCAGTAGCCGTTTTGTCTGCGCCAAAATCAAGTACTGCAATAGCTGCATTTACGTTGATAGCAGAGCTAGTGTTGTAGATCACCGCGCCGCGAGCCGTAATTGATACTTCAGAAAACACAGCGTCATCAAAATCAAGGATCGCTGTAGTTCCGTCTACAGTTACAGAAGCGCTGGTTAATGCTACACCCCCTGCAGTGTAGTTAGTTCCTGATACTTCGTTAGTAGCAGAATACGCTGTAGTAGCGGCACTCAAAGTAGCTGTTGAAGTGTAAAGTGCAATCTTCAAAGAATCTGTGTCAAGGTCGTGATCGCCTAGCATCAGCTCCTGCTTGAAAGATGTGCACAGTGCTTGCGTGATAGCCATAATTAACTCCTTACCTTACTGGGTATCTGGCTTGAGCAGTTCTATACATATCCTGACGATTCTTGCCTTCACTCAACTGCTTGAGCTGTACTAGGGCTTCGTCATACCTTTTCTGATACGCTGCTATAACATCCTGCTCACCTTTCATGAAAGTATAAGCCTCAAGCAACGCACCATAAAGAAGAACAGAATCAAAATTATCACCGAGCCAAGAGGTTCCGGCTGTGACAATAGACTCTGGGTAATAAAAATAATGCAATTCAAGTGTGTAATTCGCGTCTGGTGTGGGGCCTAGGATCAACGAATCCTTATCAAACATAGCATAATGTGTGGGCAATCCTTCAGTTGTAGGGTCAGGGAAAGCCTCGCGGATATAATTTACGTCTTTATTTAATAAGAAACTGTAAGCCCCTGTAGCATCTACGACAGCCACTGAATAAGTTGCCAACCAGTCAGTAGGGACAGTGACATACTTATTGCCATCAGTACACGACCCAGTAACGTTTTTACGTAACTCAAGGATCTGCACTCCGTTGAAGAGACGTTGTTCTGCTTGTTGGATAAACGTGTCTATTTGCTCTTTATCTGAAAAATCAGAAGACGCGCCTGTAGACCCAGTCCACGTAGTCGTAGGGAAATCGTTTTCAACGTACCCTTTAATTGTGTCAAACAGCGTAGCGTAATTCACAGCTTCTCCTACGAAGTCGTTACCGTCACTGTACCTACTTCACCTGTAGCTACAAGTTTATCCGGTAAGTTGCTGAGTCCTAAAGGATTATATAGCCCCACAGGATTCCAACCCCATTGTATACCACGAGACTCTGTATACGTAGTATCAGGTCTCGGATTACGCAGTGCTTGTGGGTCTTCTACAATATACATACCCAATTGCAACTGCGGTTGATCTGGCTCCCAACATGTAGGGCAGACCATAATATTTACTTTTTTCGTCTTGATCGTTAGCGGTTTCAGTTGTTTTAGTTGGTACTGGAACCCACACCGATCACATATGGCTATCGCATTTTTACCTGAAGCAAACTTGTTTGACATGTTTACTCCTTAATAAAAGAACTCACGCGGCGCTAAACGTAACGACGCTTTCTCTCTATCCTCCGCTGAAGCCAAAGCCCACTGCTCTTCGTATGATAACTTGAGCATCTCTATGCGATTCATAGCATCTGGAATCTTGAGAGATAAATAATAAGCTAATCCAGCTACCAAACATGGAAGCATACGGAATGGGATATCTTGTGTATTCACACCATTACCAGCATCTTGGATACGGCGCATACGCCAATAAGAGAAAGTATAGTTATCCCTATCTGGAACAGGCCATACGTTAACCTGTGGAATATCAGCCTGACGGTCAATCCATACCTGTATTGGACGCCCCTCAACATTCTTGTTAGGGATACTAGCGTAGGTAGATACACTAATTCTCGTGATACTAAGGTCTGATTGGCTTGTACCAGTTCCTGTACGTATCACATGGTCAAGTAGATCAATCGTGTCGGCAGGTAAGTTATATTGCCCTGTCCCCTCAGACAGAGAGATAGAACCCTCTTCGATAGTCCAAAGGTTAATACCACGGTTAGCCCATTCAATAGTAAGCAAATTTAAACTACGACGAGCTGTACGTAAGTCATAGCCAGAGCGAAGTTCAACGCCACAACGCTCAAACGCCTCTTCAACTAAGTTGTTAAGGTCTAAATCAAATGTCGCTGTGCCTGACGTTGCCATTATTTCTTCCTTTTAGCCGGGGCCACTCTACGTGGCTTCCCTGCTGGTTGTCCTAGCCGCTTCTTCTGCGCTATACGTTTCTTTTTCTCCGCAGCCGTCATTTCCCCAGACGTTTTCGGAGTTTTGCTAGAAACTCTTTTGCTTGGTCTACAATACGGCGTACCGCGCTTTTCACCTTCTCCACGACCACATGCTTTTCCAGTTCGTACATCTTTCCACTCTTCCTTGAACCAGCGTTTTAACGCTGCGCCTTTGGCTGTTTTACGAACGGCCATTACTTCTTGCCAGCCTTTTTCTTGCGGCACTTGGCAATAGCGCCTGATGCGTAAGCTGAAGGGAATACACGATACTGAGCCTTTACCTTGTGGTAACAAGCGTCCTTAACCGTTCCACCCTTCTTGTAGTAACTACGCATTTAGCACATTCTTCCACGTGTTTTACCACGTATGGCGATGCCATCAATCTTACCGCCTCTCTTAAAAGAGCCCATCTGTTGTTGAGTCTTTTTCTCAAACTTCTTCCGGTCTACTTCGGCAGTCTTAGCTTTAATCTTCTCTTCAGGTGTTTTACCGGCTCTTTCTTCTTTTGTTTTAGGCTTTCTAGTTTCTTTAACATCAGACGAGTGGCTAAATAAACCTGTGCGAGTTTTGTCTTTCATAGACGGAGGCAGTTTATCAAGGTCAGTACCGCCGCCTTTCTTCATGGCCTTAATCTTGCCACCGGACTTCTTCAGATACTTGTCAGCAAACTCTGCGTCTTTACGACGCTCCTCTGCTTCTTTTTGCTTCGCCTTGTCGTCAGCACCGGGATCACGGTTATACTGCTTTGGGTTAGCCGCTCGTGACATAGCCATTACACTGTTCTCCCGCGAGTCCTACCGCGCATTGCACAACCATCAATTTTGCCGCCCGACCTGTAGCCTTTCATTTTACCGCCCATTTTAGCCGCTTTAACGCCACGGCCTTTCAAAACGTCAGCTTTCGTAACCTTGCCGTCACCAGTAAGATCTGGGAAAGAACCGCCAGTCTTCTTCTTAACGACTTTCGGGCCAAGACACTTCTTAGCCGCTTTGCATTTTGTTGGTGTTTCACACCCGGGGCACATTTTCATACCATACGTCCTTTCGTCTTACCCTGACGGCAGATGCCATCGCCACGGTTCTTCTTAACTTTACCGCCCTTCTTCAGGCCGCGAGCTTTACCTGCGGCACCTTGCTTCATACGCTTATAAAGTATGGAGTCATTTTCTTCGTCCTTACCTTTAGCTAGAGTGTACGTAGGGGAAAAAGTCTGCGCGAAGCTCTTGATCCCCCCGCTGGCTGCCGCTAACGGGCTAACCGCTTTTAAAAACTTACTAGCCATTACATAAACCTCTCTGCTACGGCTACACCTACGATAAGTACGGCTAGGCCCCACATACGTAGATCCAGTTTCTCAAGAAAAGCCTTCTGGTCAGTCAGCTTCTCTTCAATACGTTCGTATCTAGCACTACATTCTTTCTCATGTGACTCTAATAACAGGAGCACATCTTTAGCCTGTAGTTCTTCGTCCTCTAGCGACAGTGTAACTTCTTGGACTTTTTTAGCTCTAGTAGCCATTAGCAATTCCACTTACGTAAACTTTTGTTAATACGGCTGTTCGGATCATTCGCTGTCTTTGCGCTAGTCAGGCGTTTCTTCATACCCGACATACGAGCACAGAAAGAAGCGCGGCGCTTAGCTGCTTTTGATCCTTTCTTCAATTTACTTGGTTTTGTAGTCACAGCGGTCTTTAACTTGCTACCGGGATTTTGTTTACGGTAGCTAGCAACGCCTTTAGCGTTTAGACCGCCTGACTCACTTTTTCCTTCTTTACGCTGCCAAGCTGCTGTCTTACCACCTTTTTTGTAATAAGCACGCATGAGAACTCCTTATGCGTAAAGCACCGTGGC